CTTGGTCAACATCTATCACTCCCCCTAAACCTTGCCAGTTACCATCTTTATAGCCTTCGAACTGACTTGTAGTTGTATTTAAGCGTAGCATTCCGGCCGCAGCTGTTGGTCTTTGGGCTGTAGTTCCGACTGGAACTTTTATTGCATCGGTAGATTCTACATGCAATTTAACAGAAGGATTTGTTGTGCCTACACCTACGTTGCCGTCAGTCTTTATTCTAATTCTTTCATAAGTGTTTGTCTTTATTGTTAAAGGATGATTAGAATTTGAGCCTATAGTAACAACAGAATCAGAAGCTATTAAATCAAGTTTAGTATGATCAGTATTATCTTGAAGTCTTATAGTTGGTGTATTATTCGTCTTAATATGAAAATTAACATCTGGAGCAGTTGTGCCTAAACCAACGCGCTTATTATAAGAGTCAAGTACTATATCTCCTTCTACGCTTTTTAATATTAAATTATTTGAACCTCCATAATAGTCTTGTTTAATTTCTGCTCTTAACGAATTAGAAGCATTATAAAAAGCAATTTTATTAGTTTTTGTTCCTGAGCTTGCTGATCCTTGGAGTCTTAATTCTGGACTATCTTTTAATATATGTAAACTTGAAGAAGGAGAATCTAAACCTATTCCAATATTACTTGTTGATGTTATTTTAGCTGATTTTAAGTTGGCGTAACTTTGTATAGTTATGTCATTATCGTCCGCTATTTCAGTCGTGTTTATTGTGGCAAATCTGTCTTCTGACTCGTCCCATATAAAACCTACGTTAGTATCATTACCTCTTTCTGCAATAAACCCTGCGTCTAAAGTTGCTGATCCTGTTTGATTCTTAGCTAGATATAAAACTGGATCTTCTACGAGTACGTTAGAAGTATTTACTGTAATAGTTGTTCCATCAACAGTTAAGTTACCGCCCACAGTAACATCGTTTGCAAAATTCTTAACGCCAGATATATTCTGTTGGCCAGTATTAAAAACAACTTGTCCGCTAAGAGAGTCTATGTCTGCGGTATTCAGAGAGGCTTCACCACTAATTGAATGAATATCACGATGTAGCTTAGAGCCTGTAGTAGCAAGGTTTGTATTTGCAGTATTTAAAGAGCCGCTTAATGAATCTATATCCGCTGCGTTAAGAACAACATCACCGCTAATTAAGTGAATGTCACGGTGTAAATTAGAGCCCGTAGCTGCAAGGTTAGTAGTCAAAGTAGAGTCAGCAGAATCAACATATGACTTTGTAGTTAAATGACCATTTTGAGTTGGCGTAGCTGCAGAGGCTGTTCCGTCTACTGTTAGATTTCCTGTGACGTGAACAGAGTCAGCGAAAAACGCATCATCTTCTACAAAAAGATCACCTCTTGTTGTGATACTATTCGTACTCTCGTCGCCAAGCACAAAGTCACCGCTTACAGCTAAATCTCCTAATACAGTTACGTTATTAGAAAAAGTCTTGTTCCCTTGGATTGTTTGGCTACCTGTTAACAAAACTGCGTCGCCGCTTAAGTCTCTTATATCTGTTTGCAGATTTGAGCCGCTATTTCTTATTTGAGTCTCTAAATTAAAGCCAGACGAAGCTAAATTAGATGTAAGGGTAGAGATGTCTCCATCGTTGCTTGCAATCTGACTTTGTAAATTTTGTCCGGTAGTAGCTAAATTAGAATTTGTTGAGTTTAAGCTGCCACTGATTGAGTCTATATCAGCAGTATTTAATACAGTATCTCCACTGATAGCATGAAGATCTCTATGTAGCACTGAGCCGGTTGTTGCTAAGTTTGTGTTTAAATTTGCAATATCTGTGTCGTTGCTAGAAACAGAACCGCTTATAGTATCTATATCTGATCTGTTTAAATTTATTTCGCCGCTTAGACTATGTAAATCTCTATGTAAATTTGATCCAGTTGTAGCTAGATTAGTTGTTAGAGTCGAATCGGCAGAATCAACATATGACTTTGTGGTTAAATGCCCGTTTTGAGTAGGAGACGCAGCTGAGGCGTTTCCTGTAACAACTAGGTTCTCTTTTATATATACTGAACCAGTAACATAAACTCCGCTTTGTACATATAAATTACCAGATACACTTGGGTTTTCTCTTAAGCTGCCAGCAGAGATAGAAACCCCAGCTTCACTTACAGTTGATACTTCTCCTGCATCAGATAAAGTTATTCTAGCTCCGCCTAGTCCTAGGTTGATAGTATTGCCATCAAAATGACCAGTTTTTACATATAAATTATTATATTTTATTTGAGGATGACCTATGTCATAAAGCCCGCTATGTGAAGGATATATAGATCTTGTATTTAAATCTCCTGTAACATAAACATCATCACCAAAAAAGGCATCATCATCTACATATAAATCACCTCTTGTTGTAATTCTATCAGTGGTTTCATCACCAAGAGTAAAGTTGCCACTAACAGATAAATTACCTAAAACATTAACATCATTAGCAAAAGTTTTATTTCCTTGTATATTAGTTTGCTCACCTGTTGTAAATACTACTTGACCACTTAATTCATTTATATCAGATTTTAATCCTGCTCCTGTAGTTACTAAATTATTATTACTTGTGTCTAAATTTCCACTAACTACATGAATATCTCTATGTAATAAAGAACCTGTTGTATTTAAATTTGTAGAAACTGAATCTACATAAGATTTTGTGGTTAAATGGCCATTTTGAGTAGGGTTAGCCGCCGAAGCGGTTCCGTCTACAGTTAAATTACCGGTTATATGTACTGCGTCAGCAAAGAAAGCGTCGTCTTCTACGAAAAGGTCGCCTTTCGTGGTAATTCTGTCTGTAGTGGAATCGCCTAAAGTAAAATCCCCGCTTACATTTAGATTTCCTGATACAGTGAGGTCATTTTGTATAAATACATCTCCTGAATTATCGACTAGGAAACCAGCTTCGGCAGTGACAGAATTAGAGCCAGAAACATGAGAAGTTAGTACCCTATTATCGCCTTGACCTGAGAATATTAAAGCGGGACCTGCGGGACCTGCCGGACCTTGTGCCCCAACAAAATTGACAGTAGACGCAGGGGTAGTAGTGTCACTGATGTTTACAACCGTGGCTGTAGCCTTAGGTGTATTGAGTTTAACAGTAACTTGATCTTGATGAGACATAAACCTAATCTATAGTATTAAATATTTGTTACTTCAGGGTTAATGGTAAATTTACCAGCCAGCATCTTTATTACAGATGTCTCTGCTCCCAAAGTACCTGTTACAAACCTTTCTAGGTCGTAAACAGCTTCTGTTACAGGTAAACCTGCAGTTTGGGATCCGCTTAGGTAAATATCTACATAACCACTTGGATACAAAGCACCGTTAGTACCGGTTACTATAGTTGGGTCTAAATCTATTAGGGCTCCTGTGTTACTGTATTTTCCCTTTACTTTACCTCTTACATTATAACCACTCAAATTAACAGGTGTTCCGTCGTTAGTGATTGTAAGCCTTACATTAACCTCGGAACCTTGTGTAACTGAAAAATTATAACTACTAGACATCTCGATAGTATTACACCAAAATAAAGAGCAAAAGGGTTAATTAATTAACTGGATTCAAGAGTTTTTACTCTTTCTTCTAAATCTTCTAGTTTTTCTATGTTTTCTTGTAGCGCAGCCCAAAGAACGGCTATCAAGCCTTTTTCATCTATACTCTGAGGTATTATCGCCCCTTCTGCATTTGTAGCATCCTTTTCTCCTCTGACTATATTTGTATTAGATAGTTGAGCTTGTAATTCATGAGCTAAAAATCCTACCTTATTTGCGCTAGTACCTTCTAGCGGGTTAACTGCACCTCCAACCTCATTCCAATTAAACCTATACACTGGAGTGTTTTTGATAACGTTTGTTGAGCAACATAAAGACGGCCAAGAAGTTAAGTTTGTTTTGTATCTATAGTCAGATGTCATGTTTATACATACTGACCAATGAGTTCCTGAGCCATCTCTCCAATAAGGATGACGGCTAGATCCATAAGAGTAAAGACTTCCTTTTGAAGCATCCGATGAACCCGCTAATGCACATGAGCCACTTGAAGAACAATTCCAGAAATGTATCCCTCCGGGATTAGTTCCGGGTTCAATATGTATACCAGCTGCTCCGTTAACTACTGTGCCAACTCCGGTATAATAAGCTGCTTCACCTGTAAGTCCGCTTTGGACAGTTCCGGTTCCAGTTGTTGCGCATATACAAATTGCGCTTGCACTTTTTCGAGAAACCGTTATGCCTGTGCCCCCTACAAACTCTATATCATCTGTAGTAGAATCACTACCAGTTAGCCTTAACTTAGTCGTAGAGCTCGGAACAGAAGTAGTATAAGTAGCACCAGTTCCGGTAGATATAGGACCGCATGTCAAAGCTGTAATCCTACCGTAGGCGTCTAAAGTGATTGTGTCGATTTTACAATTAGTGTCATCACAACCATACGTAGCCGCCCCCGGACCAGTAGCAGGTAAAGATATGGTCCCTGAGCTCGTAATTGTTCCTCCTGAAAGACCGTTTCCTGCAACAATCTGAGTAACACCTGTCGAGTTAATAGTAAGACAACTCCCACTTGCTGATAATGTAATATTAGATCCTTGGCAAAGGATTATATCTTGAGCTCCACTACTTGCTCCAGACTTAGTCATCCTAAGGCAAACAGCTGTGCCTGAATTACGGTACCAACTACTTGTAAAAATGTTTTGAGTATTATTGTCTGTAGAGGTAATGCTAATTTTATCTGCGCTACAATGACATATTTGAGTGGCTCCTCCCCCAACAAAACAAACATCATCAGTTGCATTTCCAGCTGAACCAGAAGCTCTTGATAACCTAATAGCAGCTATATTTGATATGTTCTGAGAATTTATACTGTAAGTATTAGCATTAGCTCCATCATCAATACCTAACATAGTTATAACATTAGCACATGTTAATTCAGAAGCTTCTGCAGTATTTCCGCTATTATTACCTAAAATAGTCGAATTTGGAATAGTAAGTGTCTCGTAAGCCCAATCAGCTGATATTGCTGTATCACTAAGATTATTACCGGCTGAATCTGAAATCTTAACCAAACCCAACGTTGAGCTATTAGCTTGGCCGTAAGTTGTATCAGTAAAGCAAGCGTTTACTGGAACCGCTGTTTTAAGATTGTCAAAAATGTAGTTGGAAGTTATTGCTGTGTCTGTTACATTATCAGCGGGAGTTCCTGAAAGTTTTACTAACCCAAGAGTTGAAGCATTAGCTTGGCTATAAGTAGTATTAGTTGCAGCTATTGTTATCTTATCTGTAGCATGAGAGAGTGTTATATTAGACCCTTGAACAAAGCATACAGTATCAGTATTAGTATTAGCTATAACGGTACCACAGCATGTTGCTCCATTATATACCCCTATGCATTTAAATATGGTTTGACTTGAGCCTTTGTCAGTATTGCATATAGTATCAGATACTGTAAAAGAATCAGCAGTAGAATGCAAGCATAAACCTGAATCTACACATACTTGTACGACTGTACCGTCATTAGTAGTTAAATTACTTATATTATCAGCATCTAAGTTCGTTATATTTGCTCCGTCTCCGTAAAATGCACCACATATCTTTCCTGAACCATTACTTGATACAATACAAGCGTTTGTGCCACATGTGCATAACATGTTAGTTTTGATCCAATGATTTGTTCCATGGTTTAAGCTTCCACTAGTATTTATATTACCAGAGAAGGTATAAGTGGCAGAATTAATAGCGCTAGAAACAACACAGTTATCTGTGCCAGTCGTACATAACTTAAGCACAGTGACATCAGCACTCGTTGGTAAACTTATTTGTGGAGTAGTTCCAGCAGTAGCAGCCAATGGACTCGCAGCTGTAACACAGGTAACTGTACCTAGGCAAGTAGTGAAAGCCGTACTATTAAAAGCATTAGTCCCTAAAGGTGAAGTTATACCTGCTGCACTACATATCTCCCCAGCGCTTTGGTCTGCTGTAGCTCCATTCTCAATCCCTGCTAATTTTGTTGTGTGACCCGCAACGGTAGTATTATTAGCTACCTCGGTATCAAAATCAGAAATCGTAGACGCAGTCTGAGTACCGGTATGATTCGCTCTACCTAGTAAACAAGTATTAGTGTGGTTAGTCGTAGCTGTGGTCCCGATAGTTATATTGTTAGCGTCAGTATGAGTTAAAGTTATAAGCCCTCCAGCAACCATCTTTATGTCTTGAGTTCCGCTACCAGCGCCAGCTCTAGTTAACCTAAGGAGAACATCGTTAGAAGAATCAACCCATGAAGAGGCGTAAGTGTTTTGGGTATCTGCGTCAGTTCCACTAGCAGCAGATGTAATCCTTCCTTGATCATCTACGGTTATATTTGCTCGAGTATAGGAACCAGCAGTAACAGATGTATCATCTAATGAGATACTAGGGGTCGCTCCTGCTGTAGCGGTCAAGCCTGCACCTACGGAAACAGAAGTAACTGTGCCTTGGCACTTAGCATCTGCTGGCAAAGCAGCCAATGTAATAGCTCCAAAAGATCCATCATGCTTCAAGAAGTGATTAGCGGTTCCTTGAGCTGGTACAACGCCCTGATTACCCGTGCCTACGCAAGTACGTATTTGACTAGGAGTTAAATGCGCAGTAAGCGTTCCTTGACACTTGGCTGTGGCTGGTAAACGATCAGCATGTATATTTCCTGTTAAAGAAGCTGCGTTGTAGGCTCCTTTAAGGCAAGTGGTATCTACACAGTTATCTGTGCCAGTCGTACACAACTTAAGCACAGTGACATCAGCACTCGTTGGTAAACTTATAGCGGGAGTAGTGCCACCAGAAGAAACTAAAGGAGAGGAAGCTGTAACAGCGGTAACTGTACCTGCGTTATCTGTAGCTCCAGCACATATACCATCCAATTTATTCTTAAGGGTAGTAGTAAAATCGTTAGCGGTTGGAACAGTAACACAGACAGTCCCATTACTTACACTGAGACCGGTCCCAACTATTACTCCACCAAGAACGCCAGTCGTTGCTTGTTTTAAACTAATCGAACCAATACTAGTAATAGCACCACCATTATCTGTAAATAAACCCGTGCCTGCGGTAAGAGAGAAAACTGTACCTGTACAAGCTGTAGCTGTGGTTCCTATAGTTATGTTGTTAGAGTCAGTATGAGTTAAAGTTATAAGTCCTCCAGCAACCATCTTTATATCTTGAGTTCCGCTACCGGCGCCAGCTCTAGTTAACCTAAGGAGAACGTCGTTAGAAGAATCAACCCATGAAGAGGCGTAAGTGTTTTGGGTATCTGCGTCGGTTCCACTAGCAGCAGATGTAATCCTTCCTTGATCATCTACGGTTATATTTGCTCGAGTATAGGAACCAGCAGTAACAGATGTATCGTCTAATGAGATACTAGGGGTCGCTCCTGCCGTAGCGGTCAAGCCTGTACCTCCGGAGACAGAAGTAACTGTGCCTTGGCACTTAGCATCTGCTGGCAAAGCAGCCAATGTAATAGCTCCAAAAGATCCATCATGCTTCAAGAAGTGATTAGCGGTTCCTTGAGCTGGTACAACGCCCTCATTCCCCGTGCCTACGCAAGTACGTATTTGACTAGCAGTTAAATGTGCAGTAAGCGTTCCTTGACACTTGGCTGTAGCTGGTAAACGATCAGCATGTACATTTCCTGTTAAAGAAGCTGCGTTGTAGGCTCCTTTAAGGCAAGTGGTATCTACACAGTCATCTGTGCCAGTCGTACATAACTTAAGCACAGTAACATCAGCAGTCGCTGGTAAACTTATAGCGGGAGTAGTGCCACCAGAAGAAACTAAAGGAGAGGAAGCTGTAACAGAGGTAACTGTACCTGCGTTATTCGTTGCTGTAGTCGATATAGTAAACTTAGAATCATTAGTCCGAGCAACTGAAATAAGACCAGTCCCTACAAACTCAATATCATCTGTGGTAGAGTCACTACCAGTTAGCCTTAACTTAGTTGTAGAGTTTGGTATAGAAACACTATAGGTAGTGTTCGTTGAATCGTAAGCTGGCACTTCCCAACTACCATCTGCTTTTAAAAACTTACCTCCATGACTAGCAGGTAACTGGGCTACGTAACCAACTTGTGATGTTGACACCTGTTGCCAAGTATTCGTATTCACCCAAGGTACATTTACCACAGCCTCACAAGAAGAATTAAGCTGCACAGCATAAGATCTACTAGCTGTACTCGAAACGCTTTCTGAGGCAACTGTTTGCGCTGTATCGCTTACTAATTTAATTCCACCAAGAGCTGAGTTACTAGAAGAAGGCAAAGAATAATTATTAGCAGTAATCCAAGACCCATCTTTTCTTAAAAAAGTATTATTATGAGTAGAACTACCAGCCGGAAGAAGACTGCCTGCTGAATAATTAGATGAGACTCCAAGTATACCGGGTTTATTTAATATAAAAGCATCCGAAGAATTAGATCCTTGAGTCCAGTCAGCTTGAACATTAGCCTCTCCGCCAGCAGCTCCAGCTGAACAAATAGTTACTGTTTGATTAGTGGCGTCAGTAGATATGGTCGTATTACTACCAGCTACAAAAGTTAAAGTATCAGTGATTCCTGCAGCTACGACATTATCTTCATTAGCCACAGCGATAGTTTTAAAAACATCAGAAGCTTTTCCGTGAGCTACTCCGCTCACTACATGAATATCTCTATGCAGTACATTTCCAGTTGTATTTAGATTAGTGGTTAGGTTAGATATATCGGTATCGTTACTATCTATTCTACCGCTTACAACATGAACGTCACGATGCAATTTATCTCCAGTCGTATTTAGATTAGTGGTTAGAGTGTTTATTGAACCACTTAAAGAATCTACATCCGCAACATTATCATCTATAATGCCACTCAAAGTTCTAACTATAACTCCGGTAGAGACAAGATTTGTCGTCAAGGTATCTATAGAACCACTTAAAGAATCTACATCCGCAACGTTATCATCTATAACACCACTCAAAGTTCTAACTATGACTCCGGTAGAAACAAGATTTGTCGTCAAGGTGTCTATAGAGCCGCTTAAAGAATCTACATCCGCAACGTTATCATCTATAACGCCACTCAAAGTTCTAACTATGACTCCGGTAGAAACAAGGTTTGTTGTTAAGGTATCTATAGATCCGCTTAAAGAATCTACATCTTCATAATTATCAACTACAATTCCACTTAATACATCAAGGTCTCCACTTAAGATATGAATGTCTCTATGTAGTACTTGCCCACTATTAACTAAGTCCGCTCCTCCACCTGCGCTACTAGATATTTGTTGCCAAGCGCCATCCTTTTTAAGGTAGACCTTATAAGGAGAGTCGGTGGTATAGAAAAGTCCTCCGTCAGAAACTGTGTCTAAAGCAGCAGTTTTCTCACTATCTAAACCAACGATTTTATCGCTAACGTACCTTTTGACAGCCATATACTTTATAAATTACACTTAATACCCTTGTCCGTATCTATGTTTGACAGCTTTGCAATTACCTAGAACCTCTCCACTAGATAAAGCTCTGTTGTAGCAACCTACCATACCTATATTTGTGTTCAAACCTGAATCTAAATTTCCACCTATATAAAATTGTTGATATACCCCATTCACGGTACCGTCATGAAACCCAGAAGTATTGCTGGACGGAAAAGTCCCAGTACCTTTGACAAGCCCATCTAAATAGCCAATCATTCTACCATTCGAGCTATCATACGTCATAACTGCATGCCTAAAGTCAGAGCCAGAAATAGAAGGATCATTAACGTCTGAAAGAACAACCTCAACCCCTGTCCAAGGATGATTTAAAGTCTGATCTACTTTGTTTGAAGCAATGAAAGCGTTAATTCCGCTAATCTCCCCTCCGTTACCAGTTTTTGCTATTAAACCGTAAGAGAAACCGCTTTTGTTCGCATCTGTATTCCCAAATATCACAGCTCCATCATCAGGAGGAGAATTTTCCCCAGAAGTCTTTATTTCGAAGAAAGCTTCGATTGTAAAACTAGAATCATCATCTTTTAAGACGCCTAAAGACCTTAGCCCTGTAAAGTTAGCTCCAGATATCGCAGCGTACTTATTTGCTGCATCGTCAGGGTTTCTGAATTTATAATACCCACTCGTGTGATCGTAAAGACCTGAATCAGTTAACTTTACATCAAGTCCACTTGGAGCCAAGTCTTTCCAGTTTTCTGTGTTATGATCGTAACTTCTTTGGCTATAGCCGTCTGCCCTGAATACTAGTCCATCTGTATTCACCCTATATTTTCCATAATTTACTTTACTTGACATTTTTAATATCCTCCTGAACTACTAGAGGCGCTAGTAGAAACATTAACTGTTGCATTATTAGTTGTATCAAAATCCTCTGCTCCCTGCAAATAGTTATGTAAAATTTGCTTTCTACTTAATGCCTTTTTGTACACTGAAACTTTATATATTTTACCTTCTGCGTAATTCTTTCCACTTGTATAATTATTAATAGGGTAAGAGCCAATTGAGGCTTTTAAATCTGTACCGTCGTAAAAAGTAGTATTTTTTAATGAATATTTTTCGTAATCATTTACATCTTTAGGAGATCCATTAGAAGGAAAACCTGAATTATCATCTACAAATGTAAGAGTATCCGAAGAGCTGCCCCCAAAAGATGAATTAGATATTGTTGTTAATAAAGATACTCCATCAAATCTACCTAAGGCATTTATTGATCTATATATCTTGAAACTAGTTGCGTCTGGGACATTTGACCAAGCTAAGCTCATAGCAGAATTAGAATTTTTTATTAAAGCCTTTTTTAGTATACTTGATTTAGATTCTCCTGTCTCATTAAAAGATGAAATTTTATAGTTCGCTGTTGAGCCTGCTTTAAATTTTTTAGAAGAGTTATTAGAAGATTCAAAGGATTTAACCACAAGATTAGAAGGAGCTTTTAAATCAGATAATCTTTCTATACTTTTTTCTTTGCTATCTACATATATTTTTATTTTACTAGTAGCTGAGCTAGAATCTACAACAACAGAAACATTATGAATAGTATTATTAGATATAACAGCTTCTTTTGTGAAAGCGCTAGTAGATAAAGAGTTAGTGTTATAAAAGTCGCAAAATACTCTATTATTAAATACATATATATATTGTTTTTTAGACACATCAATATTAGATACAAACTTAGAGTTTTCTGTTACATCACTATAGAAAAGAGTTGAGTATTCATTATCAGCAGAAGTTAAATTAATCCAAAAGTCGTAAGTCTTTTTATTTGTAGACCCTAAAGATAAAGATGAAGATGCTCCAGTCTCTCCTTGCTTCAAACCTAGATCAACAAAAGAACCAAAAATCCCATTAGAAGAATAAAGAGGAGTATTGTCTACGCCAAAAGTGGCCCCTCCTAAATTAAAAGAGTTATTATTACTGCTTAAGTCTTTCAGTCCTGATGCAGAGCTTCTAAATGAGTGAGCAACTGAACTAGCACTTTGAGCAGGTCTTCCTTTTATAAAATTAGTCTTATGAGTTGAGCCAGAATAAATCTTCTTATTTTTTTCTAATTGTAAGTTTTTAAATAGTATGTATCCATGTTTTCCAGCTTTACCTGCGTTTCCTGTTTGATAAGGATAGTTTCCTTTAGGGTACATTCTAACACTGTAATTAATATAAGACTGTATAGTACCTGTAGAGCCCGTATAACCTACTCCTGTATTACCTGACGCTATAGGAGTTTCTTTCAATAGAGTTGGTTTTATTAGTAATTGTATAGATTGCCAAGTGCCTTTCTTGCTATAATCATAAAGGCCCCAAATAGAAGGGTAGTTTGTAGCAGACACCCTTACTACTCCTGTTTGTTGTATACCGGTAGTAACATGTGACTCAGAAACAAATACATCAACAGATAAAGTATATTCAGAACCTATATTCAAAGGTATGTTACTCCATCCCTGACTTAAACTAGCGCTTATGAAAGAGCTGTCGCTGTAAGGAACTTTATAAACAACATCGTCGTCAGTTATGTTTCCCGGAGCTAGTGACTTGAACATTCCTTGCTGATTAGGGTCTATATCTTTGTATATTCTGTAAAAATCGTAACCAGTTTTAATATCAAAATCAGTATCTACTTTAGCTGTCTCTATTAAGTTTGTAGAAGGTTCACCAGAAAAACTTTTATTAGATAGTTCGTTAGTATATAAAACTAAACTATCTGTTAACTTTCTTCTTGTTCCATTATACGCAGCCATCTTAGGTTATTATGTTATCACTTGCTTTATACATTATAGAATTTACTACTATGTTTTCGTAATTATAAGACTGACCACTATGAGGCATTCTAATATAGTTTGTCATTACATCGTATTGTACTCCCCCTTCTTGATGACCTGTAACTATATTATATAAAATTGCTCCACTTTGCACATGACTTACGCTAGACTCTGCGCTTACTTTATCTACATATAAACCTTTATTTAAATGAGGAGTCTTGTCGTAATGAACTCTACCTGATACATTAGACTCTACATCTTTTTTACTTAAGTAATCAGAAGATACATGAGCTTTAAGAGAAGTATCTAAATTAGTTATTTTTGTATTTAATTCTCCACTTGTTGTTCTAACGTGACCAGTAACGAAGCCGCTTATCCCTGTACCGCTACCTCCTGTTATTAATATACTTAAGTTTTCTCCAGAGGTTATTAGATTGCCGCTTATAGAATCTATATCAGCTTGATTATCTACTATAAGTCCACTTAGGTACCTTACGTCACCGCTAACTTCTCTAGTGTCGCCACTAACTTCTACTATGTCTGCTTTAAGATCGGAGTTGATACTTGTAGTATAGCCACTAAGAGCCACACCAGATGAACCTAAGTCGCTTCTTAGGACTCCACTTACTGAATCTATATAGCCGGAGATAGCGCCACTAATAGATAGCACATCTCCTGTTGATATAAATTGAGCTGGGTTACCAGTATAAGGATAGAAACCTGTAGTATTAGAAGAACTACCAGATAAACTACTATTGTCAGGTCTTAAGAAATACTCTTTTAAACCTTCAAGATCAATCTGGCCTGTTCTAATGGAAGACATAAAGGCATAACAAATTCACCTTATCTTCCTTGAGCCAATATAGATTTTACTTTGCTGGAAACATCTTGAGGCTTCTGAGCAGTAGTCTGTTTAGGTTTCTTAAAAGATAATATGTGTTTCTTGAACTCTCTAACTAATCTGTTAGTTAATAATTCTCTGTTTTCCACGGGAAGAACGCCTAGCTTTATAGCGTGAGAATGTAAATCACTCTTATTCATAGCCTTAATTTGAGAAGAATATTCTTCTTCGTTTAAGGTTCCATACTTTGAGCTGCCTTCATCTCCCCATATTTGATCTAGAGTAGTCTTCTCGAACTGCTGCTTTTCTTCCATAGCATGAGTCTGCATAATCTTTTTCGAAGAAGCTTTACTCTTTTTACTTGATGTTTTTCTTTTCGCTGCCATAACTTATTCCTTTATCCGTTATACATACTTTACACAAAACCCCCCAAAAAAAGAACAAAAAAGCCCCCTCCGAAAAGGGGGCTTAAATGTAATACTGTTTAATTTATATTAAACAAGCAAGCCTACGATAGCGCGAGCATCGATACATACGCGGCCTTCTTCCAACGAACCGTAGAAACCGATTCTCTCATTACGTTGAGTGAACTGGTCATCTGGTTGAGTTGTGAATGTGTCGCCAGAATCAGAATCCTGAGCGATAGCGCGAATGAATGCACCCTTGCTGTTGTCGACACCAACGAGAAGTTCATCGTCAGCAGCCAAGCTAGCAGCGTGAGCACCACTAGTGCCGTTAGGACCGATAGAGCCAGAATCAAACTCATCAAATAGAGTGTTGTATTTCTGACCAATACCGAGTTCGTTAAGCTCAACAACATTAACACCATAGATCTCCTGCATACCAGCCTGATTAAATACATCAGTTCTGATGCTATCTGGGAGAGCAATAGATGTGCTTGTATCTGAACCAGCACCTGTAGATCCAGCACGAGTATTCATTGGCTGATAAGCGAAAGCGCGAATCTGCTCTTTGATCTCAGGGCTGACATACAAATCGGTAATACCGTTACTATAAGCAGCATCTGGAGTACCACCAGCCCATGATTGATTGATTCTCTTATTAAGAGTCATCAACTTATTCAAGTCAGCCAACTGGAAAGTGCTTTCCGAAGCTGCTGGAATAACATGTGAACCGGCTTTAAGGCCAGAGATACCTACGCTAGAAGCAGTAACGCTAGATGTACTTGCGTTAGCCAAAGCGTTAAGAGCAACTGCCCAAGCATTAGTTTCCTGTTTAAGGAGAACTTCTTGTGACATACGCTCTACCAATTTGCTGACTACATCGAGTCTAGCCTGTCTCGCGTATTTCTTCGTGATAGAAACCGCGCTGTCCAAGCGATACGTAGCAATTTTCAGCTCTTGAATCGCAGAAACGTCTTGGGAAGTCGGAAGACCACCTGCTACGCTCTGTGACCAAGTGCTTACATAACCGTCATTAGTCTCGTTGTAATACAAGTCCAACGGATAGCTTGCGCCTTCGTCTTGATTGAATGGAGCGTCTGTATAGATCGCCCCTGCTGTTGCAGCTTGCTGCAAAACTCTTTGGATTACCGGGCCTAGAAAAGCCGCGAAAGCTTCAGATGCTTCACGAGCAACAAGCTGGTTCTTAGAACCCATGGCTTTAATAAGCTCAACTTGTTCTGGAGTGTTTTTTAACTTAAGTCTCATTTTCTTAAATCTCCTTTCGAATTATAGATCAATCTTTAATAGAATGAACCCATCTGCATCTACAGAACCAAGCGCGGTACCAATCTTAGGCTGAGCTGCGGAGCCAGTGCTCTCAGTAGCAGAAGCACTAATAGCGCCTCCGTTTAGCATATCAGCATAGATTGCGGAACCTGCAGTAACGGAGTTAGCTCCGCCACTAGTTAAGTTACCACTGTAAAGTACAATACCCTTAGTCAAGACAGGAACTGCCTGACCACTCACCACAGCCTGCATTTCAGCCGCCTTACGAGGGTTAAAGACTAGCTTTTCGCCATTCTCATCAACCTCGGCTACATCGTTAAGTGTAATACCGAAAGGTTGTTCACCACTCTTAAAAGGTTCTACTGTTGCAGTTGTGCCATAACGGAATGATACCGTGTTACTAAAAGAAGCACCGGGGTTACCGATACCTGTTTTTCCTACTGGATCGTCGGAATTTTTCCAGCCATGTCCTTTAACAGAAACAAGAACGCCCTTATTGATCTTACCGCCATCGGCTTTAAGATCTGCATAAGAAGCGACCACGTCTCCGTCATCGTCCTGAAGGCTAAAAAGATTTACGACGTCAGTTTCGGCGTGTTGCCTAAAAGGCTTTAGCCGTTGTGTGTTTTTTACAAACGCTGCCATAATGTTTTAATCTCCTAATTAGAATTTAATATCGAACTGTTCGACGCTGAAAGCGTCTTTAAATTTGTCATATGTAGACAATTCAGAAGCCTCAGTAGAAGCAGGAACTACTTCTGCAGTAGCTTCGCCTCTGTCAAGTGCATCCTCAACAATGTTTTCAGAAGTTTCTTCAGAAGCGTTAGTAGTTTCGACAACTTCTTCAGCTTTGTTTTCTTCTTCTTTATTCGCCAAGACCTCTCTGGACTTGTCCCGTAAAAGAACTTTAACGTTAGAGGAGAAAGATTCCCAATTCTCTTCGTCAAGTTCTTTGATTTGTGAAGCTAGAACTTTTCTATCCTCGTCTTCAAGAACGTAAGCCTCATCTAGAGAAGCCATTCTTTGATTGAATAGTTCTTCAGATTCTCTCTGTTCTTTTTCGGTCTTCAAAGAACTAAGTTCTTCTCTGACGGAATCGAGTTCAGTCTTCAATGTTTCGCTGTCTGTAGATACAGACTCCAATCTATCTTGAGCCTCTTTGAGAGCTTTTTCTGCGGCGTGTTTTTCGGCTGAAAACCTCTCAGAAGCTTCCTTGAGTTCTGATTCAATAAAATCAGAAACAGCCGAGGCAGAAAGCTGCTTCAAAGAATCATCAGTGATTTCTTTAATACTTTCTATTTTCATAGCTATATCCTCGTTTTGGTTTATTACAATATTTTGTTGTTTTTGTGAAGTTTCTTGTACCTCAGCAAAATTCTCTTCTTCTGCTTTTATGCTGTCTTTCGTTGCTACACCCTTGACATCAGCAGCTGGGGTTTCAGTTAAGCCTATACCTAAAGGGACAACATCCCCTACGACTTTTCTGTATACAAACATACCATCCTTGGTCTTTCCTTCTCCCCCTAAGGCTTTTAGATCTTTTTCCATAGAAGCTACCTCATCTTCATTATCAACGACGAGGCCATTCTCTATGTTCTTATCACTTCCTTCTAAAAGCACTAAATTATATTCACTAAAGCCTAATTCCCAGCTAGCACTAATTTTCATGTAATCTTCACTTGTTGGGTCTCCAGAGCTTTCTATCAAATCTGAAATTTGACGATTTACTATTTTCCACACAACTCCTCCAAGAGTTACGTTAAAAGGTCCTTCCATTTTTTCGACTTCTTCTTCGGAAAGAGGTTTATCGGAGCCAAACTCAGAAAATCCAGCTGTTAGAATAGTTCCAATAACTCTATCTCTGTTATGTTCGATGTTAATTGGTTTATTTTTAAAGTCTTTATGAAAAGCCATAGCTGTTTTAGTATCAACTACATCGCCATTCTTATTAACTCTATTAGCAACGAAAGCATTAAATGCTACCGGTAGTAAGTCTACGTTTTTCTCTGCGTCGATCTCAGGCAGGAACTGAGCAACCTCAACAGAAGAGGCTAAGGCTAAATACTTATCTCTTTCTTCTGAAACTACAGGTTTTACCTCTGAACTAAATATTGTAGTATATTTCATGATATTTTTAATTTAAGCTATCTAGCCATCTTTGAGCATCTGCTCTCATTTCTTTGTCAGTCTGTAAATACAAATCTTCAGAACTATTAAAATTATAATTCTCTAAACCATATTTTTTTATTTCTCTCTCTGCTTCTTTAATCTCTTCCATAGATGGTTCAAAATAATCACCATCATCTATATAACCAGCACTAGAAGAATTTAGAAACATATTAACTTTTGCTAAAGCTAAAGTAGAACTAAAAGAATCAGTAAGAGCATCTGTAAAAGTAGATTTTAATTTATCTAAAGTAATATCTTTATCGTTAGACAGGTTATGCTCTTTTACTTTGTTTTGAAGGGCTGTAACTAGCTTAGAAGAGAACTCTATCGCACTGGAATCTTGATTAGCGAAATCGCCTTGACCACTACAGTAAAATTCTACGTCTAAATGATTCATACAGCCTAAATTATTATACACCTATTTTTTTAAAATTTAAAAAAAAATAAAAGAAAACCCCCAAGTAAATTGGGGGTTTAAAATAAATAACAGAACTAAGTGCTCATACTAAAACGGTCCGTCACCAGCTTCAGAGTGTAAATCGTTAGTAATATCTGGTAATGCCGCAGTGGCTCCAGCAGTTATCATACCTGATTGTTTATAAGCGAAGGTGACACTATAGCTTCTTGAGTAAGTGTTTACAACTCCTGAAATACCCGTTACTGTACTATTATTTAGAGTTAAGTCTCCTCTTGAAACTGTCATGCTAGAAAGACCGCTGCCTTGTTTTACTCCTGAATCGTAAGCAACGAACGCGCTATCAAGAACAGCGTTAACAAATTTCTGGGCTCCGCCATGAGCTTCTGTACCATTCGAATTAATAAAATCGCCTACTGTAAGTGAATAATTTTTTTCTAGTGGGTCTCCTATTTGGTTCTTAAGAGTTGCGTCACTATAAGGTGCCCCCGCTAACGATCCTAATGTTATCGGAATTACGATGCCTGTAACATTTGTATCATTACCTGCTGTCACAACTTCTGCAGGTGATTTAACCCCGCCCTGAAGGTAGTGTATACCTCCAACCGCTGTACCAGAAGTAAGATAAGAAAGCTTACTTCCCCGAGTGTTTATATTAAAATTGTGTTCTGTTGACATAATTAATTTCTCCTGTTATTTATATTCTGAATTACATTAGTTTTTCCTATTTTGGAAATTTTTTTTATTCTAGATCTCCTAGTTTCTTTAACTCTCCTAATTTCTCATCTGGAGTAGAGATTCCGCCTATGATAGTGAAAACTGTTAAATTATTTTTATCTCCACTATATACACCTCTATGAACAACACTTCCAGATTTTAAAAGTCTAGTTAGCTGATCAAAAGCCTGATCAAGATTCGACTGAGGTATATCATCTAAAACTTCCTTTCCTCCAATTAGTATAGCTCCAGCTGCGTTTGCTGTCGAAATATCTATACCTCCAGACATACTGCCGCTTTGAGCAATACTTCTCACAGCTCTAGAAATGTTGACTGGATCTTTCCAGTCTGCAACAGGCGTAGCCCCAAAAATGGTAATGCCAGAATCTAGCACGCTTTTGTAATCGCTAGAGTCAAAAGAGGAATAAGAACTATCTTTTGAAGCTGTCATGTTAAACAAATGGAAGACACCTGCTGTACTCATATTAGCAGTTTGCCAAAAATTAGAGACAGAAACATTAGAGTAAATCTTGCTAGTTTTTTCGTTATCTATAATCACCAAAGGAGATACTACTCCTTGTTCAACAAGCTCACAAACTTCTTTTAAGGTCTCATAAGCGTTAGCGTTAACTCTTTTGCCTTCTGAATATTTCGGTAAAGCTAATATAACTCCTACCTTCTTAGAGTCAGAATTAAGAGTCTCTTGTAATTCTTGGGCTGTCTTGACTAAAGGAACGACTGTTCCTGCTCCTGAGCCACCACCTGCTCCCGCACAAACAAAGATCCTATCTAGATCTTCGCCAAAAGATCTCCTCATAAAATCTAGAACATCATCTTTCTTTTCTTCGAAACATTTCGCTGCAACAGATCTATCTTTTCCTGCCCCTCCGGAGCCTATACATAGTTTGTTGTCAACATGAACAGTATTTAAATCTTGTTGAGCTGTATTTACGACACCAATTTTTCTATAACCAAGTTTATGAAAGCTTTCTGCTATCCTAGAGCCACCTTGTCCCGCGCCAATAAACGCAAATTTAAAAGCTCCTTCTACTTCGTCTTTTACTTCTTTCTTCTCTTCGGGCTCTGGCGGCAGAGGAATATCTGGCACTATTAAGTCTATATCCACACCACCCATATATTGGTTTACGTCTTGTATATTATCTTTATTTTCACTCATGACTAAATTTTACTTTCTAAAAGCAAGCTAGCCAAATAATCATCTACTTGGTGCTCGCATGCTAAAGCCTCTACTTCTTCCACTCTGTTATGATTAGTGTCAGTAGGATTCTCAACATAATCTTTTGCTTTTTCAAGCCATTTACTTATTGGCTCGTTTGCCATAACTACTCTAGAAACCTGATCTGATATTGACCTTATTTTATTAGTGACTCTTTTATTCTCATATTTTAATTTTAAATGATCTTGTATTTGAGCTTCTAATTTTTGAGCAACAGCAAGATTCTCTTTTATTTTTTCTACACTAAATTTACAGCTACCAGTTGTATTCTCCCCTATTGGAGATACCTTTTTAGTAGTTTGTGGGGAAGTTTCTCCTTCTGGTCTTCCAACTTCAGATGAACCGCCTACAAGAGGATTATACAAGCCTTCTTCTTTCAAATCTCTAAACTTCCTTTGAGAATCTACCGAATCACTTGGTTCTGGTAATCTTCCAGACTCCATTGCTTGCATTCCTTCTTCAGGAGTAAGTACTCCATATTGAAGAAGTTGAGCTACCACCCTATTCCAAGTAGTTTTATCTTTAAGTTCTATCTCTTCAAAATGCGGAGTAGGAAAATTTTTGAAACCTAGAGACTTGCAAATATTTTTTATCTCTGGAGTTAAAAATTGATTTATGAAAGCCGCTCTTCCTTGCTTAAGTCTTTCTATAAAAACTTGAACTTTGATACTAGTATTAGCAAACTTCTCTTCTCCAACTAAAATATTATTAAGGCCCATTTGTATATCTTGATTAACTACTTGATATTTCCTTGGGTCAAGTATTCCTGCTATATCAGGTATAACAAACTTAGCTTCAGTCGTATAGTCGGAAACAAGAACCTTACCAACAGACTGGTTCTCAAAAAGCTTCTGCATAGTCTCAATGCTTCTTTGATTAACATTAAGAGTACCATCTTTCATTTCTGAACCCATAGTAATTAATAGTATTGCTTGATTAGTTGTCCTAGTAATCGCCATGTCCATTTTTTTCATTTCAGATTTCCAGTTAATGTCCTCTAAAACAGGATATCCCATAGGAACCGAAAAGGGCTCGTAATCTTGCTTTTTATAAAATACTGGAGTAACTTTATTTGGGTCAAGTTTAAAAGTTAATATACCTGCGTTTCTTCCTTTAAGAGCTTTTTTAGTTTCTGGATCTAAAGACTCGTAAACTTCCTTATCTTCATCTGTTCTTGGGTTTTTGAGTCTTTCTAATTCGTAGTCACTCAACACCTTATAGTACTGACCAGTGAAGAAAGATATATTTCCTCCCATTTGAATATCTGCAGGATTAAGAATTATATATCTCGAAGGTAGCGTTCCGCCTTCGGTAGCGCTCATAAGAGAAGATGTCCCGTATGTTTGAGTTATTTTTTTTAAATCGTCAGGCTGTATCTTTGTGTCAAATCTATGAATAAAACAATTTCCAGACCTATAATATTCTCTGAAAAACTTATCAAGAAAACTTTGCATATCAATTTTCTTAAATAAAGCTTGTAAGAAATCTCTTGATTTTTTGCTTCCTCCAGTAAAGTAAATATTAGTAGAAGAAAACTCTGTCATTAAATCAATTACGTTTCTAAAGACAGCAAAATTATAATAAGCTTTTTGACAAAGAACTACAGCGTCTCTAACGTTTAGCGAACTTTTGTTCTTAACTCCTTTTGTATATTTAAAGGGAACTAAACCATTATCTATATTTTCAAACCTATTTGTTCTTTCTATTTGCCCTCCTACATTTCTCCTAGTCCTAGAGGACTGATCAACAGTAGTATAAGGAGACGAAGCAAAACTCGTCATCATAGGTTTTAGTTCTTCTTTTTTATTTTCTTTCTTTGTCATTTTAAGCTATCATTAAATGTCTACCGCCAGCAGCAGTATTTCCACTTACATAAAGAGCACCTTCTGGTAAGCTACCAGTATTAGGATGCACAGGTAAGTTCCTCATAAGTATTTGCAAACCACTTATGGTAAATATGTCTTTACCATAAGGACCCATATTTATTCTATCGTCCTCAAATATATCCATTAGAGGCATTCCTGCTTTATCTGTTACAGAAAAAACAGGAGCATCTGTCCCATACCCGGCAGCAAGAGTTAGTAGAGCGCCGCTAGGATCATTAAAAGTAATCGACTCATTCTCATTGGAAATTAGTTTTATAGAGCCATCTCCAAAAGTAACCTTATCAGTCTTTATTCCTGAATTAAAAGTTTTCTCAGCACCGAAAACAGTAGAAGATTCCGAAGTTATATTCGAAACAGAAGTAGAAAGGCTCAACCCTGTCGCGTTTAAACTACTTTTTAAATCTCCACTTGAAGTAGAAACATAACCAGTCATTTCAGGATATCCCGCTAACTTCATCCAACCTTCACTAGTAACAGTATTTCCTGTTGCGACAAAAAGACCTTGACTGTCATCATGTCCAGACGAATAAGCTAAAGCGCCTGTTATCGAATTAGAGGCTTTAAAGTCTCCTGATCCAGAATGATAAAAACTACCAGATTTAAGGAATTCTCCACTTACTGTTGAAAAATTACCAGAAGCTGTTTCTATTTCTGATTGTAGATAACCACTCGCATCGTTAGCATATGTCTCGGCATGTCCTGAGACATCTACGGATTTTTGCCAAGCTAACTCTCCAGAAACATCTAAAGTGCCACTAAGCTGAGCGGATAAACCAGAAACTCTGGTCATTATATCTCCGCTATAACCTGTAAAAGAATTTGCCCCTCCTTCTGTTAGAGACACAAAACCTGATTTATTCTCGTGAGTATAGAAACCCGAAGTATAGGAATTAGAACCTGAAAGTTTTTTGTTTAAAAAGACTCTAAATCCCTCGGAATCTACCTGACCAGTATTAATACTAAATGGCATAACAGCTATTTTCGATTTATTTACACTTAAAAGAACATAATAGGCTCAAAACTTTGCTTAGTAATGTTATTTTCTGTGTTACTTATATCGTTATATAGCTTAAGACCCCAATTCGCCAACATTAATGCCGAATAATTATCTTTTCTGGCTTTATTAGGGGAAGTAGACCTTTTAAGGTGTTGAGGTAGGTCAAAATTCTGGGAACCTCTAGAAGTTGCTTTATGCTCCACTAAACTGCATTGTTTCTTAGTTTGATATATCATATCGTCTTGGTGCTCAATAAAATCAAGCATAGACCACTCTTTTCTATCTTCTATAAAAATGAGTTTTTTAGGGTTAGGTAATCTAATTGAGCTTGTTCTATTAAAGAAGACCTCATTAGAAGCTGTTCTCGAAGCAAACCAAATTTTCTTATAGTCTATACAAGCTTGAAGATACTCATTAGCTCTTCTAATAAAATTACTAGTAAAAACTTGATTAAAACAAATTTGATTATTTTCTTGATTATATTTTAATTTAGCTGTTCTTAATGACTTTTGGTATTCTAAACCTTCTGAGTCTGAGTTTAAAGGTATGGTTTTTAAGTTTATTCTAGCGTCTTTAAAAAATTGAGATTCATTACAACTATCTAAATAAGTATCAGATCCAGCATTATCAAGGCATATAAAAACAATATTAAAAGCTTGAAGCAAATAAGCTAAATATTTTACATGATTATTTAAACTACCTAAACCCGCATAAGAATGAACCAGAGTGCCTTGGCCTGTATTATCATCTATTTCCATTACAGCTATAGCAAAGTAATCGGCTGTAGGGCTATCGCTCATATTAGGGTCAATACCTAAAACATAACGCTTTCCTGATCTCCCCACCATTAAAGTGCAAGGCTCTTCCTCTCCTTTTAAAGTACAAAGCTCCATCTTCTTTGCGCTGAAATAGCTGTCACTTCCATCAGTGAACTGGGCGCAATATTCCCGTTGGAAAGAGAAATGAGAGGCTCCTCCTTCTTGAGCTTCTTCAATAATTGTTCTATCAATCATTTCTTCCGGTAAGGCTTCGTAACCCATTTGAGATACGAAATACTTAGCATCACCTACGTCCTCTGGAGTTTGAATTTTACCAACCCACTCTTGATATGTTTTATATAAATTTTCAAATGTATAACTAGCAGAAGAAAGAGCTATCATCTTAGACTTATTCTCAAACTTAGTTCTGTCTTCTTCTTTAATTACCCCATCAGCTACAAGCTTATCCTCTACTTCTTTTATTTCCATTCTACGCTTCATATCTTGAGGAGCGACAAGAAATGGCATTAAGACATTTTTGATTATATCTTCTGGTAATAAAAGATACTCATCCAACACAAGTATATTTGCACGGAAACCACGTATTTTCTCACCACTTAAAGGTATTGCTGTTATAGTGCCTCCGTTTATTTTCCACTCGTATTGATCATTTCTTTTTGTTTTGGCTCCAAAAGCTTGAGCTAGTAAAGTGGCTTCTTTTGTTTCAACTATTTTTTCTATATTGTTAAAAATAAATCTAGCAGTACGAAAAGTTGGGCCAGCTATTAAGATTTTAGTATTAGGCTCAAATATACATTGAAGAAAACAATAAATCGAAGCTATAAAAGATTTACCACAACCACGTCCCCATACGCACATACTAAAGTTCCTATTAAACATTCCTCGAAGAGTGATTTCTTGGAAAGGAGCTAATTTTATTCCTGTTAAGAGGTAAGTGGTAAAATATAAATTATTCCGAAGAAATTCAGCTAGAGTTATTCTTGCGTCTTTATCTTCTAGGAAGCCTTTTATTTTAGATAGACGATCATTTACATCGTCAACTTCTCTTTGGTATTTCTCTGGAGACGACCACATATCAAAAAAGGTTTAAATCATAAGCTAATTGCAAGTCAAGCTTCTTGTAAACATCGCCGGAAAAGAATATCTTTCTTGTTACTCTGGTTGCCTCTGTTCTTCCTTTTGCAAAAAGGAATTGAATATTATCATATCTTTGGATTATATCTCTAACATTTCTCATCACATACTCAGGAGTGACTTGAACTTTTTTTGTTATAAATTTTAAATAGTTAAACTTCATCATATTATCTAAACTATTCTCGACTACAACTACAACGTGAGCATCTTGCTCTTTAGCTCTATCCATTTCCCTACAGAATCTCTCGTACCCTCCAGAGAAAGTACCTATAAAATCTTTGGTCTCTTTTCTCTCGACATAGCAGTCGTTTCCTTCTTTATCTAGCCAGTAATCAGCGAACTTAAGTCCTTCTCTTCTGGTTCCATAATTTATATTTAAAGGTTTTTGCTCTCTAGTATCAACTACAATTTCGTAACCTTCTTCGATATTCTCTTCTATTTTATCTACAGGTATATTGTTAAATCTTTTATTAAGGCCTAATTCATGACACATAGTATAGTAATTACCAAAGAGTTTTTGGTAATAAAATATAGGAGGCATCATAGATGATCTCATTTCTACTTGAGTAGGAGAGCTTTTTATATTTCTTCTTTCTATTCTGTCTTTAATAACTTGAACACAAAATTTTCTAGCATCTTCCTCAGAAGCAGACTCTAAATACTTTTTCATGTTTGGCCTAGAATTAAAATAATTAGAAAAGTAATGAGCTTTATTTTTAAATTTAATTAAATCCCCTGTTAAAAGATCTCTGCGGGGATAGTACTTTTGATAATATTCCGCCATCCTCATTTTATGCTTTCTTAAGTGCATATGAAGAGACTTTTCTGTTTCGAACTCCTCTCCATCTATCTTGCAAGTATAAACTACTTTCATACAATCTTTTAATTCTTTACCCATTAACTGCCTCCTCTGGAGATAGACCAAAAATCCTAGCCTTAACGTCATCTATAGTTGAAAGCTTTTCGACTTCATCTTTTATGGTTTTCTTTCTCAATTCTGCCATTTTGATGAGCTCTTTTCTGCTCTCTTCATCTTTCCAAGTCTCTACTAAATTCAATATACTTGCATTATCTTGAACTTGTTTACTAAGCCTGTCGCTACGTTTTTGTTTTAGATCGCTGAGTAATTTATGCTGTCTATTTACGCAGGAGTTATACTCACCTTGAGCAGTATTGATGGCCTCAACTAAACTCATAGATATCCTTCTTCCTTCGTTGTCGCTTGCTGTTTCGTCAAGAAGACGCTGCAATCTACCTACTCTTCTTTGTATGTTGGAGGCTATAACAACCTCGCCTGAAAGCACAATATACTGATCTACTTCTTCTTGAGTTAAATCTGGTTTATTATAAGTATACCTCACAAAAGAAGACTCAAATAATTCTCTTTCTGTCTCGTTTTGGTAATTACTCATTTGATGAATAAAACGAAAAGTATGCAGGTAGCCCATAAGTCTCTCTATATCTTTTTTTTGCCTAGGGGTGACCTTTTCTTTATCTATCCCGCTATCTAAAACAAACCTATTTATTCTACTCAACACTCTGTCAGGATGTTTAGGTGGCTTGTATTCGAAATTTTCTTCTTGCTCTATTTGGTTTTGCTCAAAATCTTCTCCATCTAAACTCTTACAGTATTCCGTAACCATTCTTGTCTCTGCGCTGAGACTTGTGAGTTTGTCGTTCAGGAATAATATGCGAGACATCTCTACATACTTCATTGTCCCTTTGTTATTTCTAATAAACTCTTTATGTTCGTCTGATAGACTTGGCTTTTCAACTTTTTGATATTCACTTGCTGGAATAGCGTTCAGATCAATCTCTGACAAAAAGGCTTTAACTGCTCTACCTTCTTTACTCCTACCGTCTCTTCCTGTGAATCCTGCTACATTTTGTATTAAATGCATCAGGGAGACATCAACCTTCTCGCCCCTTAAGAACTTATCTTTAGTTTCTATTAAAGCAGCTTTCTGTTCGTCGCTTAATTTGAAATCATCTGAACTCATAACCAATCTATATCATCCTTTTCTAATATTTTTTTAGCTTTAATTATAATAGATTTTTGAATATTTTTAATTTGTTTGTATCCGGGACATCTATTTTTCTCTGAAGTCTTAAAATTTAGCTCTTTTGCTATCTCTTGCTCTGGTTTATTTTGTATATAAAATCCTTCATAAACAACCCATTCATTATGCTTTAATACTTGTTTTAACCTAGCATGCATTTTAGAAATCCCATTTTCAATGCTTATTGAGTCTTCGGATCTATTGTCGACTTCTGACTTGTGGTTCTCTAAGGGTAGAGCCATTTTAACATCATAAGCCGATTTTTTCTTAGAAACCCATCTTGCATACAAAGGGCACCTAGAATCTTGGGTTCCGTATATTGTGCAAGCTGACTCTGATTCTGCAGCTGCGCATCTAACGCAAGGCTTACAGTAATTAGTATAATTATTTCTTACTAGATTTTTAAGTTGGTTTGATATTATCCTATTTAACCAAGGTAGCAAGGGCTTTGATTGATCATACAAATGCCATTTTTTGAATATATGTATTTTTAAAATTTGAGAGATATCTTCAAAATCCATCCAAGTTATTGACGTTAAAGTCCACTTGCCTTTTCTTTTGTTTATCTCTTCATCTATTATCTCAATACTCTCTTCAAAAATAATTTTTTTCTTTTTTTTGGTTTTCGTCTTCTTTTTAGCCGCCATCTTTAGGACTTTCTTGAGGTACTGGCTTCATTAAGTTAGATAAAGTTTGAGAGTTCTTTGACCCAAAGACGCATCCTTCTATGTCTAGCTCTAACGGAGGTATATCGGTACTTATCTTGATAAGCTCTTCTTCTATTTCTTGGTTTTCTGCCTCTATTTCTTTAGTCTCCGGCTTAGGAACGCTACCATTAAAAGACGTTCCGCAAGAAGAACAAAAGTTTGGAGACTCTAACAAAGAAGAGGCTTTCGATAATACCCATGGGTTAGAACTACCGCACTTATTACAATAAGTTACTTTTTTATACTTAGACATATTTTTTAAAACCCAGCAAATAGTTATTACAACTAACTATACTTTTAGAAAGAAAATTATGGCTTCCTTCACTAATAACGATAAAGTAAAATACACTATAATCAAAAGAAGGCCTCATAAAATATATGATGCAGATGGTTTGTGTGACCCTCCAGAATACGAAAATCCTAAAATACATATAGCCCAAGACCTCCCTCCAAAAAGGGAGATGGCTGTTGTTTTAGAGGAGATAATGCATGCCTTCTTCTGGGATATATCCGAAAAAGAAGTTAGAAAATTCTGCTCTACAGCGACAAGAATTTTACATAAAGATGGGTGGCGTAAGACCGACAGTTAGACATGAGGGTTAACTGATAAGTCTTTAAATTTAGTTACTAAGAACCTAACCAGCTCTGATCTAACTACGTCAGACTCATCGAACTCAAAAGTATTAATGCCAAAGTTTTTGCTGGCTTCGTCTCCAAAAAGACCTTGTACTTTTTCGTATCCGCCTCTTGCTCCATTTTTCAAGTCTGTCTGAGCAGGATCTGCTAAAACAAAGCACTTAGAACCCATTCCTAATCTTGTAAGCACGGTGACTATTTCTTTTAATGTGCTATTTTGGCATTCATCAAATATAAGACATTTAGAATTCCAACTCATACCTCTACAAAAATTAACAGGATAAGTAGAAACTCTTTCGTCTTTCTGTAGCTTTTTGATTACGTTAGGGCAAACAAGCTCTTCCATTTTATGCAAGAAAGGAAGGTTGTAAAAATGAAGTTTTTGATCTGCGTCTCCGGGTAAAAATCCCATTCTTGAGTCGGAACTCTCGACTGCAGACCTTATATAGACTATCTCAGAAACTTTTCCTTCGTTTAGTAAATGCAAAGCACAGTAAACGCTAAGTAAGGTTTTAGAGCATCCAGCAGGACCTTTTGCGAAAAGTATCTTTGACTCTTTAGCTAGAGCTATTTTTATGAATTCTTTTTGCTTATCTGTCCAATCAAAGTTCTCTATATGGAACTTTTCTCTATGTCTTATGGGTTCTCTTTGTAAGGCTTTACCTTTAATATTCTCTAGATCCAAAGAATCGGCCAGTTGTTCAAATTTTAATTTTGGCATAACAAGCTAGTATATTAAGCTGCTTCCTCCATAGGTTTGATTTTCTTCTCTAATCTCAAACCTTTTATGTCTTCATTAGCAATATCTACTTTAGTTTTAGTGTCATTAAAGTAAAAAGTAGTACTTCTTAAACCTACTCTTACTATTCTACAAACTCTTCCTCCCATGATATAAACATCATCAGATTTGATACCGCCAAAGAGAGACATGGAGACTGCTGCTGCAAAACTAGTTATGGTCTCTTTGAAAATAATACCTGCTGCTCCTGCGAGCAACAACCAACCGTGTTCGCCGATAAAACTCTGACCGGCACTTGCGATTTGATCTTCCATATAATATATTATACACATTTTAATTTAATATTCGGTGTAATTATTTATACTGAAACATGAATCAAAAAATAATAGCTCCAGAGGCGCAAGCTTTACTAGAGCAAATGATAGGCCAATATGGATGGATTTTTTTATTTGCTTTTGCTGCAATTCTTTTTAAAGACGCTGTCCATAAAGCAGCTGAAGGTTTTCTAATATGGCTTGGTTCAGATTTCAAAAACGACGACATACTTTATATTTCTGGTAGGCAAGCACGCATAGTAAGAGTCGGGATTTTGAAGACGATTTTTTACATGTCTGACCGCGGAACTAAAATGCTAGTTCCGAACGACAGATTAAAATTACTCGTAATTGAAAAACAACTTCCCAAAAACGGATCTTATCCATATTTATATAAAGCCGGGGAGTCAGGGTACGAAGAACAGGAAGAAAAACGAATAGTAAGAGATAACCTTCCTGATATAGTAATGAACTTAAAGGACGAATCAAAAGAAAAAAAATAGTTATGGAAAACTCAGTACATTATATTATAGAGGGCGTGTTAGCAGCAGGTGGATTTATGGTAGCTTTAATTATAAGAAGAGCATATCACAGCATAGATGAATTATGGAAAAAGCATGACGAAATGACCTCTCGCCTTACTAATATGGCTATCGACTTACCTAAAAACTACGTAACAAAGAATGATCTAACACATGCTATAGATATTATACATGATAGGTTCGACAAGCTAGACGCTAAGTTAGAAAAGATTTCTCAGAATACAAGAATAAAAAGAATGAACGACACTCAATAAGATTATGCCAGAAGAGACAATAAACGATAACACAAGTCTAGGTATTAATCTTAAATGGCTGATTCAAATAATAGCTATTGCTGGTATGGCAGTATGGGGCTACTTCGGAATAACCTCAAAGATTTCGCAATTAGAAATAGACGTTATGAGAATGAAAGACTCTGTACAAATGAATTCTGAATTTAGAGTTAAATGGCCTTTAGGTCAATTAGGGGCTCTCCCTGATGATGCTGAACAAAATATGCGCTTAAGATTCATAGAAGCTGATGTAGCAACATTAGAAGATCATGTAGACACCCTTAGAATAAAATCAGTTAAGCTAGAACAGGGTAGAGATGAAATGCATGATGTTAAGCATCCTTTCTTACCAAATAGTAAGACGAAATAGCTCGCTTAAATCTCTCTTACCTTGAAATTCTCAAGATTCACATTGGCCATATTTTGAAAATCTACATTTCCTTCTCGGCTCATTTGTTCTATTTTGGCTAACGCACCATTAGGGTCAGCAGGATCGCTTTCATTTAAGTCTTTTTCAAACTCTTTCGGATCTATATCTTCGTCCATAGTCAAGCCCAACACTGCTTCATGGGATGCTGCCCACGTAATAAGAATTTTCTTAGCCATAATCTTAAAAGGTTGTAGTGTTTTTAACCTCTTTATTAAAAAATATTTGAGTGTAATAATTACTTGCAAATGGTTACAAGTCTATGTTAATATGAATATATATTGTATCACATGGAAAGACGAGAGATGGAGCGCAAACAAAGAGGATTTAAAAGAAATAAATAAAATGATTAACAAAGGACAAGTTAGAAAAAAAAGTTTGTTGAGTTTAATTGACCCTCAAGCAATCTTGTTATTTTTTATGTATGTGTTAGGCTTTGCGTATCATGGATTTACGTCTCTTTTAAAATGGTTAATTTTAAAGTTAAAACGTAATAAATGAAATTTTTAATATTAATAATATTCGCTATATTCATTAGTGGATGCGAATCTCATGGCTGGAGATCTGTTGATCATAGTCATCATCGAGAGGTACATTACATACATTACGACCATCACTATTACCACGACCATCATCACCATAACAAAAAGAGGCTCTCTAATAGTTACGAGTCAAAACCTTTACCTTCTAGAAAAATAGCTCCACCACGAAGGCCTACATCTCCACCTTCAAGATCAATTACTAAAGGAGTACCTCAGCCCTCATCAAGAGAACCTAGCAAAAAAGAACAATGAAATTCCACGAATATCTAGTTGAACTTAGAAAAAGGAAATATCAAAATATTACTAAATTAGCTAAGCAATTAAAGGTAGACTATCAAATGTGGAGAAAAATAGAAAGAGGTATAAATCCTCCTCCTAGGAGAACTTTGCTATCTAAATTCTGCAATATAGTATTAATTAAAGAATACGAGAAAAATCAACTTTTTGAATTAGCTAGGAGATGGGAGCCTCATCCTGATACGAACACGACTAGACATAATTTATACCACGAAGGACTTGAACCAGATTGGGTACAGGCCATCATAAAAGAAAACACTCCAGATTACCCAGATAAATACTGGGGTAAAAGAACCTAAACAACATTTAGTTCTCCGGTCGAGTCTCCGAAATGTTTCATATCTATTCCGTGTTTATGTAGTATGCTGACAAAAAGATCACACATTGGCTTTTCTTTCTTAACCCTAAAATGCTTGCCTTTATTATTACCACCTACTAACATACAAGGCAGCTCATCATGATTATGTCGATTTCCGTCAGATATACCTGCTCCGTATATTACGTCAGTATTTTCCAACATATCATCTTTAGCTAACTTGTCTATAAACTCAGAGAATAGTTTCACGTGGAACATATTGATTTTAGAAAGCGCAGCTAACTTATGAGGATCTTTTTGGTGATGAGATAGACTGTGGTGACCTTCGCTAATGCCTATTTCCCTATGATGTCCGTTATATCCATCGTGAGCTGTTAAAAAAGTTATAACCCTTGTAGTATCAGTTAAAAAGGCTAGATGCATTAAGTTGTATAATAGTCTAAACTTATCAGATTTTCGCTCTATATCAAAATTAAATTTAAAATCATTATCTAAATTAAATTGGTCTCTTCTTTCTAGTTCTAATTCTACTTCTCTTATTGAATACATATACTCATCTAGCTTAGCTTTATCACTTGCTGGAATATTATTAGATAATTGACGACTCTCTTCTAAAACAAAATCAAGAATAGACTTTTTATATAATTTCTGTTTCTGTTCTATTTTTTCAACATTAAACAACCTATTAAAAATATCTTGAGGGTCATACATAGATGCCATAGGTTGAGAAGCAGATTTCCAAGATAAATTATATTGATAAGCGCAACTATAACCAGAATCACACTTACCAATTATTCTAGCTTTAGAACCAGTAAATTGAAGACTATCAAATCTTGTAATACCATTATATTCATCAGCTAAAAACTGATCCATAGACTTACCGGATCTAATCTTGGATTCATGTTTGTTAGCTTGCTTTCCAGTTAAAAATGTAGAGCATGCTCTGGCGTGATCTCCTGCTCCGTCTCCGTTAGCTCTAGCTTTGTCGTGAGTAAGCCCTGAAATCACTTGTAGGCTATCTCTAAAACTTTCCATAGGAGAAAGTACGTCTGGTATATCGATTAGGTCGCCGTATTGACTAGGAGTCCAATGATGCATGTTTATTCCATTAGGAACATATACAGCCGCGAATCTTTTAACGTCTCTCTTTACATTACCAAAGCACTCTAATCCGGGTAACGCCATAGAAAGACCCAGTGAACCTATAAATTTTCTCCTATTCATGAGTCTAAAAGGTTATACACTTTTAACTCTAGAAAGAATATCGTTTAGGTTATCGAAGGATATTCTATCAACCCTTAAATAAGGAGGTCTGACTATTTCGGTAGCTATCCTGAATCCTCTCACTTTATACTCAGGAAACACTATTTCTTCTACGAAATCATTTAGGCCTGTTTTTTTAATCCATTTAAAATACATATCCCTGTTTTGTTTTTTCGTTTCCAGCAATATTTCTGACTCTTTACCAAAGATATTTAAGTAAAGACATAAGCCCCTTATAGCTAAACTTTCAGTAGGCGGCTCAACTATCCCCTCATAAAAAATAATCCTCCCCATACTATGTATTTACACCAAGGTAAGGAGAGGATAGCTATTTTAAGTAAAAACGTCCTCAGAGGCCATTTACGGGCCATTAAAGGGCATATTTAAAATAAGAAGTGAATAGCTAATACCATAACAACTGATATAGCTAACCCAACCATCATCTTTAGAAAATCTTTTAACAACATCGGGAAAACGATTTTCATGTTATGAGAGTCACCTAAAGACTTAGTAGTTACAAAAGCCAGCTCTCTTCCTGCTAACAAACCAACAAATACCCAAGTAGTGCTCATAGGTATACTGTTATAGCTTTTAAAATACCAGAGTATAAGGCTATAAACTAAATCCACAATAGTTGCAGATCTAACATAATTTACATTAGCTTTAGAAAGCACAATTTTTTGAATCCTACCACCTTTTTCAAAAAACATAAAACCTAAACCAATAACAAATACTAAGCTAATTAATATCATTGTAATTACTGGGATCTCTCTAGGTAAGAATACTGCTATATTTGCCATGTCGTGAGAAAGCCATGTAAACCAAAGCCAGCCTGTTGTTAGCCATTGAGCGCAACGCCAAGCAGTTTCTCTCTGTGGAGCCACATCTTTTTGGTTCTCCCAATATTTAGATACTGCAAGCCAAATCACATAAGCAGCCGTTGCAGCGACTACATACCCCATAGCAGACTTGATTAAAACTTTTTCCAATACGAGTGTACTAGCAAAAGCTGATAAAACTAAAAATGTTGTACTTACTGGAACTCCAAACCTAGTGAGAGCTACTAATATCATAGGAGCTAAAGCATGATACCATTCAACAGTCTGATAAGGTATTTTATCTAACCTTCCATAAGATATATCTCCACCATTTACTGTCCAGCCATACCAAATAGTAAATAACAGGACAGAGCTAGCCGCTCCCCACATATAATACCATTTGAATTTTTTTGAATTTGAAGCGATCCATGTCCCTAAGGTTTGTACTGAGTCATTTGCGATTACAGAATATGCCGCTAATAGAAACCCAACAATTACGTATACGTTCTCCATACCCTTATTATACAACATCCTTAGTTTAAGATCAAGTCACAATTACGTCACAAAAAAACCACCCCCGAAGGGGTGGCTATGCAATAATATATTTTTATTACTAACTTACTTGAAAATCTGGATAAGCAGTATGACCATGTTCTAAAAGATCTAATCCTTTAGCTTCTAGTTGACCATTAATCCTTACTCCTAACACTTTCTTAATAATACCAAATACTAATAAAGAAAATAAGAAAGAAAATAAACTTATTACTAATGTTCCTAATAATTGAATTAATATTGAATGCTCTGAAGAAAATATGCCTACGGCAACGGTTCCCCATACCCCACATACTCCATGCACAGCAATAGCACCTACTGGGTCATCAATCTTAATCACCTTCTCAATAAAAGACGAGGCGAGACACAGTATAACTCCGGCGATAGCCCCGATTGTACATGCACTCCAGATGCCAACTACGTCTGCTCCTGCTGTTATTCCCACTAGCCCAGCTAGTACGCCATTCGTAGTCATAGTATAGTCTGGCTTCTTGGATTTCACCCAAGAAAATAACATCGCAGATAGCGCGCCTGCAGCAGCCGATAAAGACGTTGTAACACAGACAAAAGAGATAGAAGCTGGATCTGCACTTAAAACACTACCACCATTAAAGCCATACCAACCAAACCACAACAGGAAGACGCCAATAGCCACTAAAGGCATGCTGTGTCCCGGTAAGGCCTTAACTTTTCCATCTTTATATTTATCTGCTCTCGGTCCTAAAAGCCAAGCACAAGCTAAAGCAGCAAAGCCTCCAAAAGCATGAACGACGCTACTACCTGCAAAATCATAAAATCCCATTTTATCGAGGAAGCCTCCTCCCCATTTCCAAGCTCCAGCTATAGGATAAGCAACAGCAACTAATAAAGTAGCAAATATTAAGAAAGAAGATAATTTTACCCTCTCCGCTACAGCACCAGAGACTATTGTTGCTCCAGTAGCAGCGAACATAGCTTGAAAAAGAAAATCTGTCCAATAAGTATAATCAGCATATGCTTTTGTTAGATTTGCAGTATCATCTGAAAATCCTATTGGTCCACCTATGCTTAGCCAGCCATTAAATAGCTCACCGGGATACATAGTATTAAAACCAATTAAAGCATAAGTAATTAAACCAACACTAACTATAAAAAGATTCTTAAACAAAACATTTACTGTATTTTTTTGTCTTGTTAAGCCGACTTCTAAACTTGAAAAGCCTAGATGCATTATAAATACTAACAATGCTGATATTAATACCCATGCATTATCAATAATGAATTTTACGTCTTCCATAGCTAACCACTTTAGCATTTGGTGTGCCATTTCAAAAAACTAAGCAAAATAAGAAGAAAATCAATATACACATGAAGATTTTTATACATAACGATAAAAAAACCCCTCACTATTTAAAGTAAGGGGCTTTCGTTTTATTTTTTAGTAAGATTACTTTCCGCTGATCTCGAAAGAGATACCTTTAGTAACCTTTAAGGCGATGTTAGTAATCCAAGCGTAAGCTGCTCCGCCAATCCATCCGCCAATACCTAGTCCAACTACTTTTCCTAGGTCTGCGCTTGCTGCAGCACTAACGCTTTTAATCGCTGCGTCTACGTCACCTAGGTTACCAGCCGCCAATACAGCTAAGACTGGAAGTAAGATTCCGCCAACGACACCCGTAACCGCCCCTAGCAAACCAAAGAAGTTAGCAAAAGGTATTACGCCGATACTATTGATTGTCAATTTTTTCATATTATTGCACAAATCCACTCTTTTCCCTCAACTTAAGGAGAGTGTTTTCTGTTTTACACACTTTTTAGCACAAAAGAACATAAAAAAACCCCCGCCCGTAGGCGAGGGTCAGTGTGTAGCGCGTATTTATTCCTTAGCGTCCGTGCCTTAGAAATTATACCTTAGACCAACGAGCCAAGACCAGTCTCCATCAGCCTCATAAGAAGCAAAATTGAAGTTTTCTGTGTCGAAGTCGTTATCTACCCAATTGATTGTACCAAAAGGAGTCAATCCACCAAGTAGATCTGTCTCATAACTAACTGTTGCGGAAGCAACAAGCGAGTCGTAGTCATCGAACTTGTTCCAAGATACATTTGGAGTCACCCCAAGTCCCCAAACAGACCAAGAAGCTTCTGCTCCAATTGCGTAACCCTTCTGTTCGAGCTCAAAATCGTTTACAAGCTTAACATAAGGACTTAATACAGGATTGACCAAACCTACTTTAGCTGCGATTTCAGTGCTGTCAGGTACGTTAGAAACACCACTTTGATGTCTAGAAACTTCACCGCCAACTCTTAAACCAAAACTATCGAAGCCTAAAGTTTTTCCTACTCCTAAATTCCAGTGAGACTCTGATGTGTCTTCCTCTGGAATTGCCAATAATGCACCACCTGTAAGGTCTAACCCTAATAATGCATTAGGTTTAGAAAATTTTGCCCCTACGAATGGTGCTTCAGATACTCTAGGTACACCGTTAATGTAAAGAGTATCCACATATCCTGCCTCAAGACTCAAAGAAGTACTCGGGGCTACATCTTCTGCATATGCGCTATGCAGACCAACTGTGAGCAATAATGCTGCTACTAATTTTTTCATAATAAAAAAGGTAGGTTCACTCCACAAGGAGTAAGTTTTGTAATTGTATCATTAGCTTACACTTTTTTCAAGTCTTTTTTTCGCGCTAAAGCGCAAAAGGCGGCTTTTAAACCCAGCTATTAATAAAAATAAATTAAAATAAATTAAAAAGTTTTAATATAAAAGAATTACCAAAGAAT